ACGAACCATATAAACCTTTTCATAGGCAGTGGAAGGTTCTAGAACCTCCTTGAGTGCCATATAAAGACTGATAAATGTTTTACCAGTACCTGCTGCACCGTGTAGGCATAGATTTTTACCTTCAGCATAAGACTTGAATACCCGCTCCTGATTAGTGGTGATGGGTTCAATCGTCTTAAGATGTTCTTGATTGATTGGTTTCTTTCTTCGCATCTGTTTCGCTGAGCGTGAAAAGGATGAGACAGGTGTCTTTCTCTTGCGTTGTGGCATAATTTAGGTAAAGCGACTAAGGTTCGCTGCAGGGTGATCCTTTTGGATTTTTTGCATCACGTTTTTGAATCCTTCAGACTGCCTAGGTTTACCATAGACAGTACCGTTGTGTTGATTACCCAAGTATCTTTCCAACTCAGGATGTTCTTCTTTGTATTTATCGAGGTCTTTGATCGACATAAAATTGGTTGTGATCTCACCTGATTCTTTGTTAATCCATTCGTAGGTTGGCATTTATCTTAGAATAATGTGGGTGTTGAGGGTAACTTTATATAGGTCATACCCAGTCGTATGAAGCATCGTCTGGGAACTCTTCTATCATATCATACGGACCATCTAATTTGTGTTTGTATTCTCTTTCATCCAAGACCTCATTGATAAGTTGTTTAAGTTCAACCTTCAATGCATCAGATAAAAGATTCATTTCCTTTTTTTCTAAATCGGGAATCCGATTTCTCTGTTCTTCTATGTCCGATAAATCAATAGCACCAATTTGTGCTGACATTGCTTGTGTGTTCATTAATCAATACGGAGACAAGGTTGTAGATCATTCCAGTAACTCTCGTCAACACAGTTGCAATCCTCATCAGGACACCAGTCAAGAGCAGCAGAAATAATAGGGAACTGACAGATGAAGTGATTCTTCACGGTGTCAGCAATCTTTTTATGTTCTAGTTGCGTACCATTCTTCTCACGTAGTTCAATGTAATGAATCCAGTTGCGAAGATTGCCTGTCATATACAAACGAGTTGGTGTGGCAAGAGGTAGCACAAATCTTGCTGACTCTTTTGCAATACCATCTGTAACCATTTGCTTATACAGATCCATCGACTCATCAAAATGTTTACGGACTAGAATCTCATACTTTTGCCTAGTGAAATCATCAATATCATCGATGGAATTTTGTCTGTTCTTTGTATCCTGTCTGCGTAATGCAAACAAAGGGATTTCATTTTCAATCTGTGATGCGTCTGCATAGCGTTGAGAAAACTCTTGAAATGTAAACGACCTGTGCCTCAGAATTTGGGCAGCGATTGCTCTGGTCGTCGTAATCTCAAGAGTCATACTTGCTTGCTCAAATACAGACCAGTGTCCGTGCTTGATGCAGTAACTCAACAACCCAGAAATTTTAGGGTTGTCTTGATTTTTAGGGTTGCTCACACGAGCGATGTATCCAATAGTCTTTTCAGCATCAGGTGTGACGGAGACTAAGCATACCTTCGTAGGGTCAGTCGGCATTAGTAATAAACCTAGTTAGTACAATCATATAAAATGCGTGTAGATAATTTAGTGCCTTTAATCCAAAGAGGTACGGCATTAAACCATTCCAACACACCATCAGAAGTAGCGGTCCAAGGAGGAAAACTCCAATGAACTTCCCGACTTGTTCGGGAGTGACTTCATATTCTTTCTTGGCATCATCAGAGTCTTCTTTGTTAAGACCCCTGATGTATGTCATTTTTTCTTGCCAGGAGGTTGAGGGTTTGGATTCCATAATTTAGGGGAGATGCGTCCTTGGGTTTGTTCAAACCTTTGAAACTTCTTCTTATACTTATCGTAGTAGTGATCAAAGATTCTACCTGTATCACCCATCGCTATATCATAGAGGGGATTGTCGTTCTCGTCAAGATAAGTAACAAGATACGAGTTGTTTGGAAGCGTCCGATCGTTACCTGCTTCTAGTGGCACACTCTCTTTAAGTATTTTCATTAAGCGTTCTGACTCCGACCACCCCAATTGATAGTTGGAAACGCTTCACTCACAACATTCTTTGTGATACGAAACTTCTTGTGCAACTTCTTATCTTTTACAAGACAAAGAACTTCTGCTTCATCTTTATGCAACCCTTCACACATTTGAATAAACATATTCTCACGTGTCATCTTGTTGATGTTTTCTGCACCACCCTTGATGAAGTAATAAAACTTACGTCCTTCTTTCTCTAGAAGTGTATGCTCTGTTCCTTGGGGTGCATCGTTTTCTCGGTAAGGTACTTCACCTTCTGGTACGATGGACTCTACAGTCTCGTCAAAGTTCCAGATGAACAGTGACCTGAGTGACTGTGAATTATTTTCTTGAAGGATTTTCACCTTCTCTGCTTTTGTTTTAGCGTTGTGTGCTTTCTGCAGAATTTCAGAAATCATAAGTTTAAATGCCATAGTTAAAAGTCTCCTATTTGTTGGAGCAAATCATTTAGTTCGTTGTCTACAAGATACTTCCACACGTACTTACGTGCAGGAGGATTAAAACTCTCATAGGTATCTATAATCTTTTCTTCAACCTCTTTTGGGATACAAGAAAAGTCTATCAGAGTTTTGTTTCTTTCGTAGTTCTTTTTGTTTTCCTCAGGGATGTAGTCTAAGTTCTGTACCCAGACATCGATCTTCTTACGTGCCAGAGGGCGCTGTCTGCGTCCTTCTGTAAGGCAGGAGTCGTCTGATAGGATGTTGGGGATTCCGTCGCTCCTATCGCCTTTGAGGATGTGCTCAGAGATATAGATGAGAGGGTCTACACCGTTCACATATTTCTTGAGGCAAGGATTGTACTGAGTAACAAACCTAAAGCGTTGTAGTTGAATGAAATCTTTATCACCAGATAGGATCAAAACTTTCTGAGCAGGTTGCATATTGTTTTGCAATCGTATGTTCTTAAGACCTTGGTCTTTAACAAGGATTGCGATGATGTCATCTGCTTCTGCTCCATCAACCTCAACAACTTTATAGGGGAGTGACTCTCGAAACTCATCCTTAAGTTTGTTCAGTAGATCGAAGATGTTGTTCCAATTGTGCTTGGACTTCTCTCGGTCTTTCTTTCTCGTACCTTTATAGTACGGATAGTATTCGCGTCTCCAGTAGTGTTTACTGTCATAGCAAAGGACTAACTCACCATACTCTTTCCGAAACTCGTGCCTGTAATTACGCAACGAGTTAAGGATCATATGGCGAACCAGTCCTTCTTGTAGTTCATCAGATAGTGACAAACTAACCATAAGGTTAGCGATCATTACCTGATTCATATCGACCAGGATCATAACTTAGTCGTCGTCTTCAACATCAAGTATATCATCGTTCTCTGTGAATCGCAAGTAGAGCAGTTCAGTCTGATCTACATTGCCTTCCTCATCCAGCATCTCAGGATGCGTAATTGACTTTGCGTAAGCAGCGTTATCAATGTATGCATCAATGTAGTCTTTCGCTGTCCAAGTTACCAGTCCTCCAATTAGGAATGATCCTATGATTGCGAAGACATATAATGCTGTTTCCATCGGTCTCTCCAAGTAAGGTGAACAAAGGGTGCAAGTTAGAGACCTCCTATAACGCTAAGGTTATTTATAGAAGACCCTGGGATCTAAACTGTGTGAGTGTTTCATTACACCCACCAGTCCTTTTACCATCAACGATTAATTGTGGGAACGTAGCAGTACGACCAAACTCTTCCCAGAATTGTGGACGTGTGAAGTTGACATCAAGTTTTTGTTCTTGGAATTTCCATCCTTTCATCTCGTATAGTTTCTTAATCTTAACACAGAAAGGGCAACCGTCACGAGTGTAGATAATAGTAGTGTTAGGCATTGTCATTAGAGAATAAAAAAGGGAGCACTATGCTCCCTAGTATCTATTATGGTATGAAAAACTTAGAAAGCGTACTTAACTCCTAATTTACCACCATAACCAGTGTCAGCAACCTCATCTGTTAGGAATGAGATTTCACCATATACTCCAACTGCTTCTGAAACAGACAGTCCAAGACCTGCCTTACCTGAGAACTCAGTGCTGCTCTCAGCACCGTCAACAGCGATTACAGATGGACCCGCTTGAACGTAATATGAAGCGCTTCCTGTGGCACCCTCGTACCCCACGTGAAGATCTGTGGTTGCAGATGTGTAATTAGAACCAGTCCATCCAGCGTTTGTTTCCACGTTGACGTAGGGTCCTGCAAGGACCGCAGATGGGGCAGCAATAGCAGTTGCAGCGGCAAGAGCAGCGAATGCAGATTTGATCATTTAAAAAAACTCCTTAATTAATAGTGTGAACGATTCGTGATGCGATACGATTCGGGCACGAATGATTATTTATACACAACATTGTTTAATTGTGTAACGGAAAAGGTGGGATTCGAACCCACGGATGCCTTCACATCGTTGGTTTTCAAGACCAATGCCATCAACCACTCGACCACTTTTCCTTGTATTGAAATAACCCAGAACGATCATACACTAAACGGTAGTTATCTGTCAAGACATAGTGTCCAGTTATGTCGCTACCATCACAATGGTAACCATAGGAGACTACGGACTCATAAACCCCATCAATACAGAACTTTTTCTGTTTATTCTCCAAATAAGAATGGTAATATTGATCAAGATTGAGCATTGATTTCTCCCAATTTTGTATGGCAATACTCTACTAATTCGTCACGATAATTTAAGAGTTCATCGTAACATTCTTGGTTGTGTGCACACGCTCTGAGTTTAGAGTCAGGTTTGTGCAGACTCTCTATCAGCAGTGTCATCCCCCGAATCTTTTGATCCTTCGTTGATGGCATCAATCGTGTCCTCCTGTGTCGGTTTCGTAACATTATATAGGGTTTGGTCCAATCTTGCAACCTCTCCCAAGGGTGATCTAAAAAACTTTCTAATCTTTTTAAGTTTCTGTTTCGCTTTCGCTTGATCTCCAGACTTGAGTGCTCCTTTAATAGCATCCAACTCCATCTTAGATTTCATAAAGCGTCTGTCCCAGTAATCCATTAGTCGGTATCTTTAATGATTATGTTGAACTGCCTCACCTGTGTAGGTTGATAAGCAGTCCTATTACTATACCATACCGTGCTCGTTTTGTCGTGCATTGATTGGTAGATTGCCATTCTAGCATTACGTTTGTATCTAGCGGTGGTAGCATCCCGTACAAGAACTTTCTTAGGTAGGTTCTTTTGACTAGGGAAGTAAGGAGACATTGGTTCATCACCATCAGTAACCTGCAATTGCTTAGGCGGCCACTGAATATTAAGCACATCATCTGCATCATATCTCTTACCGTAAGAGAATACTTGTGAGATTCTTACCATACCAAACCATCCATATCTATCAAACTTATACGCATCACCAGACTCATAGTTGTCCTGACGTGTAACTCTTATCCTTAGTCTGAAACGTAGTCCTTTCTGATCAGAGTAATCTGTTGCAAACACTACGTCATTACCTGCAGCGGTTTGTTCCAACCAATACTGATGGAATGATGTTGCAGTTCCACTCTCATACAAGAAGAAACTCTGGAAGACCTCATTCATATTAACTGCATACTCATTACCTGTAGTGCTCTGATTGTTTACCACAATCGCATCTGGTTGTCTAGGAGTTGTTATGTCACCATATGCACCAAGAGCAATGTCTTGAATCCTACCTTGGTTTTCATTAGGGTCGGGACACTGATCAG